GTATATTCTAAATTTAATACCAAAGATAAAACTTGATTTACCCCAGATTTGTCTACATAAGGTATTTCAACTGTAACACCCGACACTTGATCAGGTGTTATGCTGTATGACAATCCATTGCTTTGACGATAAAAGAGTTGAAACTGCCCATTTGGTAAATTACCAAAAGTTCCATCAGAAAAGTTCAAATCAATTTGATCCTGATCTCGAGTCGATACGCTATATACATTTCTATTGGTTTTTTGCACACTATTATAGATAATATTATTACCAATCACTGAAGGCACTTGTTTCCAAAGATTAGAATAATTGCCATTTGTATCTAACTGCCATAACCAAATATCAGTGTTATTAATATTATTAACATTAATGCCTATAATTTCGTTTGGCACAGGAGTTGTTATTTCAAAGTTGTTAAATGCCAAACTTCCTTGTTTAAAAAAAGTAAAAAACCCGGTATTTGGACTACTAGACCCTTGATTGTCATTTTGATATATAATCTTAAAAGAATTTCCAGGAATCGGAGTATCCTCGTAAATAAAATTTTGATCAGAAAATACTGCAGATGTAACTTCAAAATTCATTGAAGAACCATTGACATTTTGACTAAAGCCATAAATTGGAATGTCAGAATTAGAACTACTAATTGCATACTGTTCTGTTTGTACACCGTTAACTACACCGGTGCCGCTGGGTTTACCAAAAACCATAGACCCAGGCATTGCATTATTCAATACACTTAAAAATTGTGTATACCAATTAACATTAGTAGGATCATTCCAAACAATAGTGCTGCCAGATAAATTAGTACCTGATTGATCAAAAATATTGGCTGTGGAGGAAATTGCCGATATTTTCAAAATGCCGCTAGCGGGTGTATTTCTTTTTGGAACGTAGCTGACTAACTGAGCCAATCTTAAAATACTGTCTCGGCGTTGCGCAGTTTCTAAAAAATTTTCACGAGCATTTAGATCAATTCGAAAACTTAAATTTTGCCCTAAATACGCAATCAATTCAACAAGTGCAATATATTCGCTGCTTTCAATGAAATCATTGAAATCTTCAGGGTAATTTTCTTGAAGATAGGAAATTAAAATTCTACGAATTGTATCAAAATCATAGCTTTGGAATTCTACGTTTTGATATAATTGATATATTTTTTTCCAATCTTCAGTTACTAGTAATTTTGATTTAGTGGCTGGTATAGTCATAATATTTTTATCTTATACCGTATTTATAGCGGCCGTAAAGTGGGTATATTATAGTACAATCAACCCGGTTTCTTGATTAAAAGACAATCTCAAATTTGTAGATTGATCAGTACCGGTCAATTGTAGCGTTAGTTCAATTAAATATCCGCCATTAAATTCACTTAAATCTATCTGTGTTGGGGTTACTCTAGGATCACTATTACATATATCAGTTATGTCGCGGGATAATAAATCGTAAACCTCGTCAGTCAAGGGTTCCATTATTATATCCCATATAATTGTGCCAAATGTTGGTGACATCAATCGTTCACCTTTACGAGTTTTAAACTGATTAATTAGATCTTGCCTAATTATATCCATATCGTAGAGTTTATTGTTAACATTAGATATGTCTGTGCTAGAAAACCCTTTATAAAATTGACTAATCTTAGGGGATTGCTGATAAACTGCTGCGGAGTTGGTAATTTCTAAGGATTTGTATGGCATGATGAAATATTTATTAATCCAGTTTTCCTGTTCGAATTGGGTTCCCTTGAGAATCTTTTACTATCTCTCCAGATCCCGATCTCAAAACATTTTGTTGCGGTGTCAGTTGATCTACAAAGTATTGATAGAAACTGGTTTTCTTAGCCAGGATATCTGGCGTATTGTAACCCACTGCCTTAAGAGCTGCTGAAAAATAAGTAGAATCATTTTGCGGTACTTTTACTCTATCTATTAGATAGATAACACTAACTTGTGCAGCAACAATTAATGTATTTAACGCCTCAGGTTGATCTAATAACGTGGTAGGTTTTGGAAGAAACCCGTTAGCATACATTAGTTGACTGTATCGAGCATAATTACTTCTACCAGTTAATTGAATAAATCCACGGCCAACAAATTTAGCCCCGTCCCCTGGTTGTGTGTTACCAAGTCGTTTTCCAATAGGACTCTGGTATCCATATAACAACTCGGGTAGTGAATTATTTGGATTACCTGCATATTGTTGTGCTAGACTAGGATTGTCTTTGAATATTGACGGGAATACCTGTATTAATCTATCCGCCTTATAATTAAAGTTTTCAGTTTCAATCTTCCATAAACTTTCGCCGCCAGTAATTCCCAGTAAACTGGCAATGGCTGATACTTCAGTCATCCCCAATTGTGATGCTGCCTTCTTAAGAGCTTCCAAGCCTGGGCCGCCTGAAGATGCTGTTCTAGATGCAAGATTCTTTTCCGAATCACTAGGAGTAGGCAAAAAGCTAGTTGACGGTGTGGTGTTAGCAGTTTGTCCAGCAAATGTTGGTGACGACCCGGTGCCCGCAACTACATATTTTGGCAACTTATTAAACACAGGTACTGGAGTTCCTACATTACCTGGTATTGTAGTTCCAATACTTGCATCTGTGTTTGCTAAATTAAATTGTTCAGGATTAACGTTCTCATGTTGTGCCCAAGGTTCGTGACTGGGTACCCTAGACATTATAGACGTAATATTAGGTGATGCATAAAAATTATTATTCCACTGACCTGAAGAATTTTGTGGTACGGAAAAAAAGTTTAAGGGCGGTGGCGTATCAACATCAAAAGTAATAGGTGATGAAGGGCTGGTTGCAGGATTTCCGTTCATGTTAATAATGTCCGAAGACATTGTTATAGATTCGCCTGCACTTAACGCTAAATCACTATTTGATTTAATAGCCACGCGGTCGTCGGAAAGAATATTAAATTGAGCCAACGAGCTAAAGTTAGTGGTTCCACCAATTAAGAAGTTAGAATTTCCAGAAACTGCTAATCCAAAATTTTCGCCAACTGCAAATTTAGTTTCAGTATCTGATGTTATACTAATATTTGAAAATGACCGAACTCTTAATTCGTCAGCCAATAAATTAAAATGTCGACCAGCATTAATGTTAACATCTCCAGAACCAGCTGCTATATTAAATTTCCTGCCAGCTTCTAAATTAAAATCTCGATCAGCTCTTAAATTAAAATCTCCTTGAGTATGAATACTCACTGAATCAGCTGCATAGATATCAATCTTCCCCATACTGGTTAACTCTATCCATGCAGTTCCAGTAGAGTTTGCTATATAAATTAAATCTTCAGAGTTGTGCAACAATATTTGATGGCCTGTTCTAGTCCGTATCCTAACTAACTCATTTTGTCCGTTTACATCGCCATCATCCATAACAAATGTGCTACCTCCTAGTCTACTCACAGGTGCAATAAATGATTTGTTACGACGACTAATTGGTTTTTTAGGGCCTTTAGGATCTAATGGGCCAGGAGTACTAATTCCAAATACTGAACTTGGTGTTTCTCTTCTAGCACTACTAGATGTAACGCCTCGAATTCTATCTAATAAAAGTCCCTGAGCCAATAACCTATCTGCAAAAGGATGAACAGGTTTGGGTTTTTTATCAATGTTTGGGTTTTTATTTTTTTCTGTAGATTTATTATATTCTGCTACGGGTAGGTAGGTAGTCTGTCCATATTTTTGTAATTGGGAAGATGTTGCATAGGATTCTTGACTGGCTGCAATACCAGGTATCATATGATTTTGATAAGTATCTTGCACACAGCCAATCCAAAAACACTGATTTGGATCTTTGTTGACAAAAATAACTAATACTCGACAACCCACGTCTGGCGGAACCATCCAAAAACCGTAACTTTTTTGCACATCATCAAAACTTGCCGGGTTTGACCCTTCAAACCTAACAGACGTTGCTCCTTGAAATGGGCTTAGATAATTAGCGATGTAAGTTTCATTTGGGTTGGTAAGAGAATTCATCAACCCATCAACTAACGCCACTTCTAATCTTCCCATGCGTAATGGGTCTAAATGATTAACTATTTCAGCAATGTAAGGGCCAGAACCTTGCGGTTTAGTCCTTGCGGCTCTTTGGTCAAATGGCATGGTAATCCTAATTTATGCAACGTTGTTATTATTGTTGTTACTGTTATTTAACGCAGTTATCAACGGGCTAATTTGATTTTTTGATTGGCTTCCATACTGTACCACTACTGATTTAGATAAATTTTGATCAAGTGTGCTGTAGTTAGCTTCTACTGATAACGGCTTATTAGATATTTGACTATATAACGAATACCCAGAACTTTCTCTCATTGACCGTGTTAGATTATCAATCTCTGGAAGCTGAGGACGATTAGCCAACGAGTTATTGTATAGGCTGTATGAACTACTATCATTGTTAGAAAAACCTGGAGCCCTAAGACCGACTGCAGGTTCAGGCATTGGCGGCAGTTTAGACAACCCAGTTGGAGTAAGTCCGTCAACTCGAACTCCAAATTTAGATGCCGTTTTTAAATTAACATTTGCAGGTATTACATTACTCAGCCCACTGATAGAAGATAAAATTTTGCTTTGTAAATTTCCAGTAATTCCTGACACTAACGAAGGTATTATACCAAATAAATTGGCTAACCCTTGAACATCTTTTACTGTGCCATTAATAGCTTGATTGATTCTATTTCCAGCGTTACCAATAATATTAGATGTATTTGATCTTG